ACAGATGATGACATTTAAAGCACCTAGAGATTCTACTCACAGGACTATCAGGCAATTTAATACTCATATGCAGCCTTCCGCTGCGTGAACTTAAGTTATTTTATATGAAAAGTAAAGGGACATCCATTTCCTAATGTCCCTTTACTTCGTTTATGGCACGAGAGAGCCAGTAATAATCACCATTCGAGGTAACTAAAATGGTGGTTCTCCCTCGAATTTTACTACAGGACTAGACGAACGTTGAAAGGAGTTGAAGCGTCCCGTAGCAAACTTTTTAATCTTTTTTTTCTTCCTCGACCTCGCCCTGCGAGTTACATATTTTACATTGCATGATTGATTCTTCTGCCTCAAACTTAATCCTTATGTACCCGTTGCCCTTGCAATTCCCACATATAATCTTGTCCATATCTATTTCTTACAATAGTTTCAAGGCGGTGTAAACGAACTCTTACGGCATACTCTTTTGCATTTCGTGGATCACGCATAGCTTTCTTACTAGTTTTCAACATTTCATCTGATAATCTTTTTTTAAGATTTGCCATTTAATTCTTTTTTTACTACTGGCTTTTGTTTCTTCCATTCTTCATCAACTAACATGGAGATAACAGCTCCAATAGATCTATGAGAATGACTGGCAATAATCTTTGCCTTGTTGTATGTATCCATTTTTGTGGCTACAGATTTATATTTAGTTGTGTCCATTATGATTCCTTTCTTTTTTTAATTGGTTCAATGACCCACTTCTTTATTTCTTCACCCATAACTTCGGTGGCAATATCAATCTTACTACGAAGACTTTGCACAATTTTCTCATCAACTGTACCCTCAGCAATCATATCAATGTAAGTAACTTTATTTACCTGGCCGATACGATGCGCCCTATCTTCAGACTGCATACGCTTTTCTAAATCATACGTGTTAGAATAATACACAACAGTATGAGCTGCAGTCAGTGTTAGACCATAACCACCTGTTGAAGGATTACCAACGAAGTATTTTAATTTAGAGTTTTTGTCCTGAAACTGGTCAACAATATTTTGACGATCTTTATCTTTTGTATCACCATAATAAGTTGAAACACATTCAGGTCCAAACTTTTCTGCTAACGTGTTTTCAATATTTTTAATATCAAATCTATAGTTAGCCCAAATGATAACTTTACCATCTGTTTCTTCAAGTATGTTTAGTAATTCATTCATGCGATTACTTTTTATTTCTTTTGTTTCACCATCATCAAAAGTTATGTGTCCACAAGTTATTTGATGTAAACGTATTAGTGCAGCTAATGTTGAAAGACTTGTCATAGTTTTACCATTTACTTCTGTCATGTTAAATCTTCTCATTTCTTCATAAGCTTTCACTTGTTCTTTAGTTAGTGATACAAATCTTTTTGTATAAATTTTTTCTGGTAAATCCAAACAATCCTCCTTTAGCACTCGATAAGAATGCTGATCTATAATTGTATTTAGTTCTGGCAATCTTTGAAATCCAACGACTAGTTGCGTGGACCGTGCGCCGAAATTCCTACGCACTAACACAGCATACCTAGATCTAAACGCCCAATAATTTTGTCTAGTAATATTAGGACTTAAAAATTCTAATTGTGCATAAATATCAAGTGGGTTCTTGGTGACAGGAGATCCTGTCATAATACGTTTAAACTTGGCTAACTTACTGATTTTTAAAGCATTTTTAGTCCTTGAAGCTGTCGGTGTTTTAATAGTGGTTGATTCATCAATTGCTAAAAGAGTTCTATTTCTATTTAAAAAATGTGTTGCATATTTTATTCCAACACTACCACTAAGAGCTTCAATGTTCATCAACACAATACGAAGTTTACCATTCGGCTGCACAATATCTTTTAATTTTTTCTTATCATCTTTTGTCATCTCACTTGGAGCACGCCAGGTAGCTACAACATGTGGTATGTCATCTGGTAAATGTGTGGGTATTTCACCTCTCTCCCAGTTACGATACACACCTTTGGGTGCAATGATAACTGCGCTGTCAATCTTTCCTCTTAAAAAATATCCACCGATTTCATCTATTAATACTTTAGATTTACCTGTACCCATTTCCATAAAAAAAGCGTAGTATTCTTTATCAAAAGCTTCTTTCAATGCTCGTAGCTGATGAGCATATGGTTTAGTTTTAAATTTATATTCACTCATTTTTATTTTTTATAGTTGACTATGAGATAAATTGCAAGTATTAAATAAAAAAATATGGGAGAATCTTATGAATAACATAACAAAATTATTTGAAGATGAGTCATCAGAATCTTTTAATAGAATAGATGACGAAGCTTTAGGTCAATTAGGATCAGAGATTGAACGTATTCGTTCAGTGCAAGAACAAATTGAATTGACAGAAATTAAAGTAAAAAAATTAAAAGAAGAGGAGCAAGTCCTGGCTGATAGCATTACTGATCTTCTTCAATCAAAAGGTGTGTCTGAATTAAAACTAACAGACGGATCTAAAGTCACCACAAAGGAGCAACTCTATTGCAGTATTAAAGAAGAGAATAAAGAATCTGCATTTAAGTGGGTGCGAGATCAAGGTGATGGTGATATAATAAAGAATCAAGTTAGCGTGGATTTTAAAAAGGGTGAGGATAGTCTTGCTCAAGAATTCAAACAGCTTGCAGAGAATTCGGGATTAGTTCCGAATGAAAACTCATCAATACATCCAAGTACGTTACGTTCGTATTTGAATGCAAAGTCCAGAGATGGCATAGATTTTGATGAGAAATTGTTTGGTGCCTTTAGGCTTAATAAAGTCAGTATCAAGCAATCGTAACTTTAAACAATGAGGTATGAAGTATGACTAAAAAGAAACAAGTACAAGCAAAGACTAACAGCGGTGCTGTTGCAATCATGTCTCAGTTCGAAGGAGCTGACACAGGATTTGAAGAGATGGGTGCAGATGATCTGCAGCTTCCTCGATTAAAACTTTTACAAGCTATGTCTCCAGAAATAGAAAATGATGAGTCTCTAAGAGCAGGTCACATTTTAAATTCTGTAACTGGAGATAAGTGGTCGAGTGATGAAGGCGTCAAGGTTATACCTTGTGTCTATCACAAAACCTACGTTGAGTGGGCTCCTGTTGGAAGTGGTGCTAAAGGTCCTGTGGCCGTGCACCAATCTAAAGAAGTCATGAATGACACAATACGTGGCGATGACAATAAGTTTTATAAGAACGATAACTCAGGTAATTACATTGAAGAAACTGCTAATTACTTTGTGTTAATTGTAGGGGGAAAGGGTGAAACAAGTCAGGCCGTGATTTCTATGAAATCATCACAACTGACACCGAGTAGGAATTGGAATAGTAAGATGAAAAATCTTAAGATTGAAAATTCAAAAGGTAAATATTTCACTCCACCGATGTGGTCTCATTCTTACTTTTTAAAATCTGAAAAAGCAAAGAATGGAGATAAGACCTGGTTTAAGTGGAAAATTGAGTTGGACTCTATGTTAAAAAATGAAGCTCATGTTCAAGAGGCTTCAAGTTTTTCTAAAGACATGAGTGCTGCCAAAGATAAACTTCAACCAGAGATGGAGGACGACAAAAGTCAAAACGACAACCCACCGTTTTAAGGGTTAGGCTGTAAAAGTTTGAGATGCGGAGCTCAAGTCCCTTCGTTAGATTATACGTGTTTTTACAGTCTGTTAAAATGTTGCACGTATAATCATGGACTTGCATTTTCAAACAGCACATGGACATAAACAAATTTAAAAAAATATTCGAGGGTCTAGACAGGGCATATGGTCAATACACTCCTGGTGAAACTAAGAATGGAAAGGTAGGTGGCAGTGCGGTTACTAAAAGAAATCTTATATCAGATGCATTATGGAAAAATCATCTTGAGGGTCAGGCGCCTAGTTTGGGAAGTATCCCCATTAGAGATGATAACAATTGTACTTGGGGTTGTATTGATATTGATACTTATCCTTTAGATATAAATAAAATAATTTCTACAATTAGAAATAATAAAATACCATTAGTGCCTTGTCGTTCAAAAAGTGGTGGTGCACATTTATTTCTTTTTACAGAAGAACTTGTTTCAGCAAAAGACATGGTTGAAAAACTACAGGAACTAGCTGGAGGTCTTGGTTATGGAAGTTGTGAAATATTTCCAAAGCAGATCGCTGTTAATTCAATAAGAGGAGACGTGGGGTCGTGGCTTAATTTACCTTATTTTAACGCTAAGAATACTATGCGTTATGCTTATCTTGATGATGGTAGTGCTGCTAGTTTAGAAGAATTTTTTAATTTGTATGATAAATATAAAGTTAAAAAAGAAGATCTTAAAAAGATTAAGTTTAAAATAAAAATTAAAAAAGAAGAGTTTGACGGTCCTCCATGTTTGGAAAAGTTAATGCAGATAGGAATAGTGGAGGGGACTGAAAGTCCTAATGGTGGACGTGATAACGCTTTAACTCATTATACAATTTATGCAAAAAGAAAATGGCCAGAGGAGTGGCAAGATAAGATATCAGAGTTTAATCAACAACATATTAAACCTCCATTATCATATAAAATTGTAACAAAGACAGTTAGATCTCATGAGAAAAAAGATTACGATGGTTACACTTGCAAAGCAAATCCTATGTGTAATTTTTGTGTAAGTCATGTGTGCAAGACAAGAGAATTTGGCATTGATGATGATCTAGAACAAGACTTTACAGATGTAAAAAAATATCAAACAGAAAATTCTTTTTGGTTTATAACAATAGATAAGCAGCAAGTTAGAGTTAGAACAGATGATTTGTTTGAATACAATAGATTTGCAAAAGCAGTCTTCGATCAGATTAACGTTGTTTTACCAGAAATGTCAAAAAAAGATTGGAAACAAAGATTAAAATTAATTGGTGCTAGTGCACAAATAGAGGAGATGGGAGATGATACAACATTAGATGGCAGATTTGATCAGCATTTACATGCTTTTGTAAATGATTTAGGAAAAGCTATGACTATGGATGAAGTAGCTTATGGTAAATGCTTTCACAAAGATGGTTTTATTTACTTTAGAACAGAATTTTTAGAACAATTTTTAGAGAAAAAAAGATTTAGAGGATATGATGCAATTAGAATAGGTGTTAGAATGAGAGAGTTGGGAGGAGAATCAGTTGTGTTAAAGGTGGAGAAAAAAGATAAAAGATTATGGAAAATAAAATCAAAAGCATTTGAAAGAATAGACAAGCTTCCAATTCCTGATGAGGAAAGTTTAAATAAAGAGGAGGAGTTACCATTTTAAAACATTTAGATTTATTTAGTGGCATAGGTGGTTTTAGTTTAGGACTAGAGGCCACTGGTGGTTTTAAGACAGTTGCGTTTTGTGATATCGATCAATATTCAAGACAAGTGCTGCAAAAACATTGGCCACATGTTAAACAATATAAAGATATAAAGGAGCTAAATTATGAAAGACTCAAAGCAGATGGACTTCTTCCCATCGACATCATCACTGGAGGATACCCTTGCCAACCTTTCTCCG